CTCAAGACAATTATGGATCTGATCACACATATCCAAGATCAGGTTATGCTCATACATTTGTAGGTGCAACAGCTGGTGCTGCATTTACTTCTGGTGCTTCATTTAATATAAGTACTGCAATCTATGATCCTGAAGCAGGATCAATGGTTATGACCATTCCTAATCATGGACTTTTAGTTGGCGAATCAATTGGTATTGTTACCAATTCAATGACATTTACATGTGCTAGAGATTCACATGCAACTACTCACACATATCCTCGTAATAGTGATCCCATACACAACAAATATGTATCTATTGGCGCTACAACTGTTAACACAGTAACACTCTTTGTTGGTAAGTCAAATACTGGAGATCCACTGAATAATAAGGAAATTGGTATATTAACTTCAACAACTGATACCTTTACTTTCAATGTTGGTGTAACGACTCAGGTTAGATACAACATAACCACATCTAGTTACACTCCTTCTACTGGTATTGTCACATTTACAACTGATAGTTCTCATGGATTAACTACTGCCACAAGTGTTGGTATTGCTACTAATGCATTAATATTCTCTTGTGACATGGATCAACATGCCACAGAACATGCATATCCAAGGCCAGGATACGCACATACTTTCGTTAGTGCAACATCTGGTACAGTACTTAAAGGTGGAGACTATGCACATACCTATGTAAGTTCTCTTGCTGGTGTTGCATTTACTGGTGGTAATTACAAACATAATTTTGTCAGTGCTGCTGCAAATTCAATTCATGTTGGTTCTTGGACTGGCACAAAATTAACTCCTGATAATGTTTCTTATAATGCCGTTACAGGTAATATGGTTTTGAACTTTGCTTCTGCACATGGTTTGATTGCAGGTAGTAATACAGTTGGAATTGCAACGGGCGGTATTGTTTTAACTTGTGAAAGAGATAATCATGAAACAAATCATGCATATCCAAGATCATCTGACCCTGTACATGGACTTACAAACGTTGCAATTGGAGCAACAACTGTCAATAGTATCACAGTTAATGTTGGTGTATCTACAATCGTTTCTAGTGGTATTACAACTGCAACATATGCCCCTGCAACAGGAGATATTGAGTTAACAGTTGGAGCTGGACATGGATTACTAGCACAATCTCAAACAACTGTTACTAATGCAGATTATAACCCATATGCAGGTATTATGACCTGTACTGTGGCTGGTCATGGATGGGAAGTTGGAGAATATGTTAAGTTTGACACCGATTCAATTACATTTACATGTGGAATTGATACTCATGCTACAAACCATTCATATCCTCGTCCAAGTGATCCATTCCATAATACTTGGTTACCAATATTAACTACAACTACCAACACATTCTCAGTTAAGGTACTTAAGGAAACTCCTTCTACTAGTGTCGGTGTTCATACCTTCTCAGGGTCTCAATCTAATGGTCTTAAGAAGGCAAATAATACTGTTGGTATTCATACTCGTTCAATTACAATGACATGTGCTAGAGATGCACATGCAACTAATCATGCATATCCTCGTGATGCTGACCCAATTAATAACAAACAAGTTGGAATTAAGGCAGTAACAGGTACAACAATAACAATTAATTGTGGTATTACTACTAACGTAGGTTATAATGTTACTGGTGCTGACTATAACGATGTAAATGGTGAATTAGAATTAACACTTGGTTCTGGTCATGGATTTGTTGTAAATGATAATGCAAATGTAGGAATATCCACAAATGGATTAACATTCACTTGTGCTTTGGACAAACATGCTTCAAACCACACTTATCCTCGTACAAGTGATCCTATTCACAATAAGATTGTTTCTATTGGATCGACAAGTGATACTACAATCACACTAAATTGTGGTGCTGCGAATATTGATGATCCAGCTCACTCTGCTGGACTATTACCAACGAAGATAACATCAAACACACTTAGTTTGAATGTTGGAATAACAACTCAAGTTAAATTTGATGTTGTTCATGCTGACTACCAAGAGTCTGTTGGTGTGATGACTATGGCGATTGGTGCTCATAGTTTACAGATGGTTCAGACTGTTAAACTTGCAAATGAGGCAATATACTTCAAGTGTTCTAGAGATGGTAATGCAACTTCACTTGGTTACCCTAAAGGTGGAGATCCTTGGTATAATGGAACACTGGTTAACAGAGTTATAGATGCGAATAACATTGAGGTTAATGTTGGTATAAGTACTGTTCCAACACATTACAATTCTGGTGGTACTATTCAGGGCGTTATTATTGCTCCAAGAGAATTTAATAATTCAGCAAGTGGAGTAGACTATGCATCTGGTGGTACATTTGTTGATAAAATTATTGACGACTACAATTATGTTGTTAATGTTGGTATTTCTACTGTAGATCACAATTACAACAGAGGTGGACTTTCACAACAAGGTAAGAGAGTTGCTTCTTCTATTGAACAAGGATTCTCTGGATTTGATGTTATTGAAAAATTAGATGCTGCATCTTTCCGAGTAGATGCTGGATTAACTACAGAAAGGGCTCTATTTAAGAGAGGCGGTAGAATAGACAAGCCAATATTTGTTGATATTGTACAACCTAATCCATATTTTAATAAAAAACTTGAATATATTTCTGGAGCAAGTGGTCTTGGAACAGATGCTAAAATAGATTTCCGTATTAACGTTGATGGTCAGATTGGAGAGTTTGACATTCTTGAAGAGGGAACTGCCTACAAAGTTGATGAAGAATTGACTGTTAGTGGTATCTCTAGTGATCCTAGAGTCGGTATTTTAACTGAATTCCAGTTAACAGTTACGGAATTGGAAAATGATACTTTCTCAGGATTCTATCCTGGCCAGTTCATCTTATTTGATGATATTTCTGCTTTCTTCAACGGAAAACGTAAGAAATTTACTCTATCTGTAACAACTGCTGGTACTACAGAAATCTTAAGTCTTAAGACTCTGCCTGGTAGTGATATGGATATTACTAATAATATCTTTATCTACATTAATGATATTCTACAAACTCCACAATCTTCTTACGTTTTCAAAGGTAGTAGAGTTATCTTTAGTGAGCCACCAAAACCAAACTCTAAGTGTTCTGTATTCTACTTTAGAGGATCTAAGAGAGACGTTGAAACTGTTGATCCAGTTCAGTCATTGAAGCCTGGTGATATTGTACAGATTAAGGAGAACAAAATTGATCCACTTGATATTGATCAATTCCAAAGAACAAGTAAGAGAATCGTTGCTTCTGACTTATTAGAAACATTTACATATGACAGTATTGGAATTAATACTGCTCAGGATGCTGAAAGACCATTAACTTGGGTTAAACAAAGACAGGATCAGATTCTTTCTGGTGTATTGATACCAAAATCAAGACCTAGTTTAAAGAGTAAAGTTCTTCCTACAACTAGGATTATTAAGAATGTAGGGAACTTAGATGATAAGATTTATGTGAATAACGCTTATCCAGTATTCACAAATATTGATAAACTACTTCAATCTGAAAGAAATATACAAGTATTCGATGATGGTGAAGTATCACCAGGCATTGTTACGTCTGTAGTATCAACATCATCAAGTATATCTTCATTGACTATTGGTTATGCTGGAACAGGATATAGTAACCTTTCCAGTCCTAATGTTGCCATATCAAGTGCATTAATTAAACGTAAGGATCCTATTAAGGAATGGAGATTTGATGGAATTAGTGGTATTACTCAAACAGTTAACTTCAAGGCTATAACACAACAAGAACCAATTGTTGCTGTTGGTTCAAGTAGTTACTATATGAATACTAAGAGTGGTACATTTTGGGAAAGAGGACAAATTGGATTTGGTGGAACTGTCACCTTTAATGGTGTAGGTATGGGATATAGTTATGCCAATCAGGGTAGTTTAAATGTCATGGCAGTTGGTGATTATGCTTCTATGGCTAGAGCAGTTTCTGTTGGTAACAGTATTGGTGCTTGGACTGCTATAGATCTTAAAGAAGAAAGAACAATTCCTGCTATTAATCAAACAGGTGTATTTGACAGTACTTATGAAGGTAATTTCCAAGATGTTCTTTGGGAAGGAACTAGAAATATATGGGTTGCTGTTGGTGCTGCTGGATCTATCTTTACTGCTGTTGGTCTTACAACTGCAGAGGCATTCAGTCAGTATTCAGGAACTCTACAACAGTTAAACTCAGTATGTTACGGTCAATCTGAATTTGTTGCAGTTGGTAATGGTGGTGCTGTAATTGCATCTAATGACGGAAGAGGATGGGGAGATAAGATCAGTAATACTGTATATAATTTGAATGACATCATCTATGATGGAAATAAATTTATATGTGTTGGTGATAATGGTACTATTGGTATTTCTACTAATAAGAACTACTGGCAACCTTGGAGTCAACAGTTACCTGCTGGAACAGTTCACCCTGCCACATTTGACTTTAAGACAATTAAATTTATTGATAACATTTACATTGGAATTAGTACTGTTGGTGACATGTACTATTCATTTGACCTTGCAAACTGGAATAAGAGAGATATAAATCATACTAACCAGATAAGTGATATTGTCGATACAACATTTGGTGATTTTGCAAGTAGTAGAATTCTAGCAGTAGGATCTGCAACTACACACTTCTATGCAGACCCAGTAGTTAATGCTGCGACTGCTACTGCATCTGTAACTGCTGGTGTTATAACCAGTATTATTGTAAACGATGGTGGATTTGGTTATGAGATTGGCAGTAATCCACCAGTACTTGTAGAAACAGATAAGACTAAGAGAGAAGACATCTTTGCAGTTAATTCTCAAGGTGATTTCGGCGATATTGTGGGAATAAATACTTGGTTGCCAGGCAGTGGTGCTAGACTTCCACAATTAGCGTTTACTCTGAAATCTCAATACAATGATAATACTAATTTGGGATATGGTTATTCTTCACTAAATGCCCTTGGTGTTGAGTATTCTGGACTACAGAAAGGAGATTACTTCACCATTTATGACAGCTCTTTGGTTGTTGGACATGCATTAACTGGTATTACAACTTCCAGTGGTGCAAATGAAGTTGTTGGTATGGTTACTTCTGGTGATTATCTTGGTGGCGTATTCCGAGTTGAACAAATTACAACTGGAGATGCTGTTTCTGGACTTGTAACTGTTACTTGTGCATTTGAACCAGGCCCAACACCTTATGGAAACAATCATATTCAGGTTGGTGTAGGTACAACCGCAACTACTGATACCTTCTGGGGTAAATATAGTTGGGGTCAAATCTACGGATATCAGAATCGTGGTTCTGGAAATCCAACAGAATTTTTCGTTAACACACTTGATGGTAATCAAGGATTATCTACCGCTGCCGTAGTCTCTAGATTAAAACCATTAACTTAACCACACTAAATAAACCAAAGGACTAGTTTTTTAAAATGCCTGCAATTATATCCGAACAATTCAGGATTCTGAACGCCGAGACTTTCGTGCAAAGTTTTGTCGGGGTCGGATCTACTGTAAATAAGTATTATGCTTTTATGGGATTGCCTAATTCCATTGAACCGAAAGCGGGCGGTACTGTAACTTGGGCCACCGATACACCTTCTCCGTTAGATGGATTTGCGGAGGAATATGGTATTAAAGAATCCATTATTGCAATGAAAAAGATTACTGATAAGGATGTTCGCAGACTTGTCAGAAAGGTCAAATGGGTTGCAGGTACTACTTACGAGATGTACAGGCATGACTACAATATCTACAATCTCACACCTATTACTAGTCAGGGGAGTTTGTACGAGGCAAATTACTACATAGTCAATGAAGACTTGAAAGTTTACATTTGTCTGCAAAATGGATCCGACCCAGAAAACCCAAAGGGAAGGCCTTCTTATGACCAACCCACATTTGTTGACCTTGAGCCAAGAGCAGCTGGTACTAGTGGCGATGGTTATGTTTGGAAATATCTTTACACGATAAAACCATCCGAGATCGTTAAATTTGACTCTATTGAATACATACCAGTGCCCGAGAATTGGGGAAAACAAGGCGAGACTGTAGCAACAAAGTCCAATGCTATAGACGGAAAGATAGAAGTCGTTGTTGTTAATGACAGGGGTTCTAACTATCAGCCTATCTCTACATCTTTTGCTAATGTTCCCATTCTAGGTGATGGTACTGGAGGAAAAGCAACCATTACTGTAGATTCATTCGGAAAGGTCTCAGAAGTATTTGTTACTGATGGTGGTGATGGATATACCCACGGATC